ATATATATATATATATATATGGCTAACGGTCTGGCAACGTATATGAAAAAATACCAAACACAATTACAGAAAGACATCAACAACACACAACTTGATATTGATAATATAATTGGTCCAACGCGCACAGATATTAGAAGAATGGCGTATGAGACGAGTGAATCAGCACACTTATTATGGATACGAAAGATTTTCGTGTTAGTATATTATTTGATTTTACTTGTTTATCTTTTTACAAGTAGTTTTTTCCCAGATAAAAAGTATTTAAAATGGAAAATATGGCTATATATCCTATTATATATCCTATATCCCTTTTTAATCGACTTTCTCTCCAGAACTATTTTCGATCTCTACCAAGAGATAGACTATATCGTGAATAACAAATTACCTAGGAATGTTTATATCTAATAATTACCGTCATACAAATGATGAGCTGTATACATACTATTATTGATATAATAGGTTATTGATATAATATATTATGGATTTTATACTTAAAGAATAAGAGTATATATTTTTTCAATTCTTCGATGCGAAATTTGTAAAAGGACAATTATAATTGTCCTTCTAGAAATTTCAGAAAATAGAATTGAAAAAAAAGTGCCGATTAACGCCTCTTACCATAATGCTCTAAATCCAATTATTTTAACGCAAGAATTGTTACCATAAACATTTCTACTCAAATTTGAGTCACTTTTATGCCAAAAAAATGGTGAAACAAATGTGAAACAAAAAAAAACCGGTTTTGGTGGACAAAAAATAATAAATTTTGGTTTAGACGACAAATGTATTGTAATACATGCTATATAAAATGATTTTCCTTACGATATTTCAAAAACGGTTTTTTTGAAACAAAAGCGGTTTTTTTGACACAAAAAAAAACCGACCACTATAGGTATAATAATAATAAATATAAAAATATATATGACATGATAATACTATAATAAAAAATACATATTTAGCAATATTATGTTATAATTATATTATGTAAAGTAGTTTAGATATATATATATATATATATTATGCACCAAACTCATCGTTTTCATTGTGAAGTATGTAATTACGACACGAATCATAAAAATAATTTTTCTCAACATTTATCAACAAAAAAACATGCCATGAAGCTTGATAAAAAAACATTACCAGATGCCGATATGTCATTTACATGTAAAACATGTAAAGAGGCATTTTCATGCAGATCAAGTTTATGGCGACATAATAAACATTCGTCTTGTAACAATGCATTGTCAAATGAAATAGTTTCCATAACAGAATCTGGAGAGAATGTAGATACGCAAAAAATGAATTCTATTTTGGTAGATTGTCTAACAACTATTACAAAACAATCAAATACGATTAAAGAACAATCGAGTGCGCTCCTAGAACAAAATAAAATACTTTCAGAGCAGAACGAAACACTTAAAAAGATGGTGCCAAAAATAGGGAATCAGACAAATAATTTCAATTTACAGGTGTATTTGAATGAGACATGCAAGGATGCTATTAGTTTGCCAGAATTTATTAAAAGTATAACTGTTCAGTTACATGATTTGATACAGGCGCGTAAAACAAATCTTTTGTCAAGCACAAAAGATGTATTTTTAAAAAACTTACAAGAGACAGAGTTTATTCATCGTCCGATACAATGCACAGATGTGAAACGAAATACAATGTATATTAAAGAGGAGGGGGCATGGAATAAAGATGTAGGAAATGAAAAATTAAAAACTGCGATAACAAAATTATCACATAAATATGTTTCTGTTGTAAAAGACTGGCAAGATGACAATCCAGAGCATATGACTACAGATAATGGACAAATGGAATATGTTAAAGTTGTGCAAAGTGCAACGCAAGATATTTTACATGAAACAAAAGGCATCCAAAAAGCGGTAAAAGATATTGCGCGTGCTGCAGATGTCCAAATTAAAGCATCGCAAATTTAACGTAACCATGCAGGAATTGTATACCATTCCGCGCGCATCCACGGTGGGCGCCATTTCCACACAACGCTAATGATCCAAATACAACAGACAAATATAATGAGGTTTTGCCAATTAAATACTGTTAATGTATCGGTGTCATAAATATATGTCGCGCTTTTATATACCACGCGAAGAAGATACCATAGTAATAGTATTGCAAATACAAACCATATATAAAAGTGCCTCTGGTTTGTTGTAGCAAATAATCCAGAACTTTCTTCCTTTGCATCTAATGTTGCATTTGTTGTTGCACCACCGAATGTAGATGAATAATATTTATTGGCATTATTTTTAAATGTATTCCAATATCGCGTTTGTGTTACACCCAATTGTGTATTTGTAGAATGTTCTTTTGCCCTTGCTGTATTAATTTGTCGTGCCAACGTAGTTAATTTTGTATTTAATGCACTTAATTCCGCTTCTAGAGCAGATGATACATAAGTTTTACTACAAGCATCAGTTGCTTTCATAGGGGGACCTGTCGGTATTTTATCGTACCCTTGTGCCGCAGTTAGTATTTTTGCTGTCAGAGGTCGGCACGTGGTATGCCATGTTGCTTTGCTGGCATCCGTAAACGTATGCTTCACTCCCTTCACATCCACCCATGCATAATTTGTGGTTGACCCATCATTTATAAGTTCTCCTGCTATGCATGGTTGCCCATTAGACATATCAGTTGCACTGCGACCAATACTACTATACGATGCTTCTGTAATGATAGTTGTTCCCAAACTACAATCAGTGTTTTTTTGGACCCATGATGCAGCATTAGGAAACTTATGTTTGTATCCGTAATTATTTATATATGCGTATGAAAAATCAAACGTTGTCCCACTCACTTCTACAATTTTACCATAAAATGGCGTGGTTTTTAGTTGTCGCGCATATTGATTTTGTTTAGTAGTGTAAGTATCTAAGGTTGTTGTTAATTCAGCGTCTAGTTCTGTGATTGTTTTTGTTGTTCCGCTTGTCGGATTCGCAATACCTTCAATAATATTTGATTGTTTAGGTATTGAATATCCGAGTAATTCTGGGGCACAAACGGTGTTGTCTTGTATAACAAGAGCATTTAAATTTTTAAATTCCACCCCTTGTGCCAATCCAAACTCAATGGTTTGCAACCCATCAAATATATCTAACATAAAATGATATACATTTATGTTAGATAATCTATTCGCCATTTGTTTACAATGTATTATTTATATTATATTAATTATATTAGATTATTTATAACGATAATAATAACTATACATATTGCTAAAATGACTCTGTGATTTTGTTTATTGTCGACAGCTGTAATATCAAATGTCGTCATTCCAGTATATACACTGTATACAAAATATATCATGACGAATGTACTTAAAAATGATAACAGATACCCATGTTTATTTGTATAATGGTCTGAATAACTGGCCGCGCGCTCGCAGAAATCGCCCGTGAAGCCAGATTGGAAAACGCCATCCTCATCAACGAGAACTCCGACACCGGTGCCGTCGGCACCGGCGTTGGCACCGGCGTCGGCGGCGGTGCACTTGTGCGTGTTGCACTGCTGGGTGGCGCTGAGGGGCGCGCAGGCCTTGCCGCCGAACGCAGTCTGGACGACGACGGAGCGGCTGCGCGACTGCGAGCCGGCGCCGCACGACTTGCTGCAGGCGCCCCACGGGCCCCACGCGGACATGAGGCAGTCGACGGCGGTGGCGTCTGCTGGAGGCGGAGGCGGAGGCGGAGGAGGAGGAGGAGGAGCAGCAGCAGCAGCACGAGCAGCAGCAGCAGCAGCAGCAGCAGCAGCAGTAGTAGCACGAGCAGCAGCAGCAGCAGCAGTAGCACGAGCAGCAGCAGCAGCAGCAGTAGCACGAGCAGCAGCAGCAGCACGAGCAGCAGCAGCAGCACGAGTGCGGGCAGCAGCAGAAGGAGGTGCGAGGTAATCAATGCAGCTGGGCTTGGTTCCGCAAATCTCTGACCCATTTAACAATCGTTGTGAAGAAGTAAATCCTTCTAGTATGTCTTTATTATTACAATCTTTATTTTTATATGAATGATCAAAAAATATTTCTCCTTGAACTAAACTGACAGGTTTATCTAAAGGTTCATGAATATTTGCCATGAATATATATATATATATATATATATATATATATAAATAATAAAATGATAATAGAATCATTATATTGCGAATTTATGTTATACATTTAGTATAGGATTTTTAATATATTGCTTGTCTATTTTTTTTATACATGACCCCCATTCCTAGCATTGTAAGAACCAATAACCAATTTCCTAAATAATATTGTTGATAAATTAATTTCGAGTCTATATACATTGCTTGTGCTCCTTGTTTGCTTCCTTTGAGAGAGGAAAGTTTTAGTTGTAATTTTCTTTTTTCGCTTTCTAATTTTTGTAATCCCGTTTCAGTTGGAGGGGGCATATATAATATATAATATATAAATATAAAAGGAATAAGTATAATATTTATTCGTCCTCACAAATTCTATAGAAAGGGGCGCTGATAGCAGATTTGCTTTTACGAGTAATTTCACAAATTTCTCCAGGACGAATGCCAATCGCTAGAGATACTGGATTAAAACGTGTCAGGCCTGGCATTTGCAGGTTATTCTTAATATTATATTTCTGTCGAATGGCTTCGGCTTCTTCATTCGTCAATACGCGATGTGGTGGAACTAATTCATGGTCTAAAATATTGAATTGCAGACGTTTAATGTTATATAAAGTTACCATAATTCCGTCTTGTTTCCAAATATGTTTTACAGTTTTAAGAATAGGTTCATTTGGTTCATCTTTTACAATAATGATCAGTTCATCTTTATTAGTTAATACTTCTTCTAATTGAAATAGGTCCTCAATATACTCATAAATATTATTGTGACGAATTGCCTTTGATAAATGATATTTTACATATACGTTTTTCGCATCATCCTCTTTTTTAAGAAGCATATCCATTTGTCGCGCCTGAAACATTGAATTCACTTCGCCCATATTGAAACCAGAATAGCTATCAACATTATAACCTTGCTTCTCTAGTTGTAATAAAATATTTTCCCTAGATTTGAAAATGTGTGATAGTTGACTGCTCTGAGACATATTATATATATATATATAATATGTTTTAATTCTTTTCAATTTTATAATATGTAATAAACATTTATTATTTTATAATAATTTCTTTCTTTTCTGATTCTTCTTTTTCTTCTTCTTTATCTTTGTCATTAATTGTGAATAATATACTCTCGGTTGCTTTTTTTTTTGCTTTATCAATAATATCATTGATAGTATTTGCAGTGGCAACGTCATTTTCTTCAGGAAGTGTATTATCTGCAGTAGAAGAAAGATCAGTGAAAAAGCTTTCATCCTCTTTTTGTTTAGCATCAGCTATGGTTTGTGTAATATTTTGAACTGCAGATTGTTTATCAATAGGTAATAATGTGTGATTTTGAGCTAATGAGACTTGTGCTTGAGCCAATGCAACTTGCGCTTGTGTTTGGGTAGTTTCTGCTTGAGTAGTAGCTAAGTCTTTTCCTGCTATAGGAGAACCTTCGTGAGATGGTGATTTTAATGCGGGTGAAGATGACATTGTTGCCTCATATTGCGGAGAGGTTGCCTCATATTGCGGAGAGGTTGCCTCATATTGCGGAGAGGTTGCCTCATATTGTTGAGATGGTGTGACAGGGAAGGCGGGCGAACTGGGCTCTACTAATTGCGGTCTAACTTCTTGCATTGTGCTGTCTTTTATAATCGCAGGAACAGGTAAATCTTCCATACTAAATTTGATGGGCGTATTCGCTTGTTCAGGCGTAAACATGTCGATATTTTTAGGCACATCCTTCTTGTCAATTTCATTTACATGATTTAATAATTCGCGCGTCGTCATTTCTTTGCCAAGTAATTTCACAACATTATTCGAGAATGACATGCTTGTTAGCTGATCTATATTTTTATCCGTTATAATTCTCATCTGAACGTTCATCGTTTGTAATTCTTGTATGAGTAATTTAAACGCGTAAGGGATACGTAGTACACTGAATGATCTCCCAAATCTACTTACATTATCTATTTGCAATTTGTTATCCAGTGTTCCTTCAAATCGTATAGGCCCATCAGCATATGGACTTAAAAATAAATTATAACTATCGTTATATATTGCGATCATTCCAGTTTGATTACACACGGCCATAAAATATTCGTCTCCGCGAACAAGCATAGATTCTTGTAAAAATTTAGCGGCACCGTGCCCTAATATACCATCCCTCTCCATCTCTCCAACGCGTAGACCTCCCTCGTTTGCTCTGCCCTGAACAGTTTGTCTTGTTAGTAGTGTGCGTGGCCCGCGTGCACGAGAGTTAATTTTATCTTTAACCATATGTTTTAAACGCATGTAATACGTGGGTCCAAAGAATATATCCATTTGTAATTGTTCGCCTGTAAGTCCATTATATAATAGTTGGTTTCCGGTAGATTGAAGACCCTCTCGCCTAAGCATATCGCCAAATTGTTTATGTTTTGGTCCTTTATTCATAAATGCAGTGCAATCCCCGAAGCCACCGTATATACTGCATGCTTTACCCATTAAAGTTTCTACTAATTGACCAATTGTCATTCTAGAAGGCAATGCATGAGGATTTACAATAATATCGGGACGGATACCATCGTCTGTAAATGGCATATCTTCTTCAGGAACGACTAATCCAATGGTTCCTTTTTGTCCACATCTAGAACAAAACTTATCTCCAATATTAGGAATACGCTCATGGCGTATGCGGACTTTTGCAATACGTTTACCCTCTTCTCCTTCAGTAATAAAAGTTTTATCTACATATCCAAGCTGTCCTTTTTTGGCGAATATAGATGCATCGGTTGACACTTCAGGGTCATCTAAATTCGTAATTACTTTTCCTATTAAAACCGTTTTATCGTCTACCTTTGTATTTTCTTTAATCATTCCTGCTTTATCAAGTGCACCATAATCAAACCCTGGTTTTAACCCGATTACATTTTCGTCTTCGATATTTGCAAATCTACTGTCTATTTGCGAATTTCCTGTATTCGTTTGCTCTTCAAATGTTTCATACATATTGTAATATGAAGTTCTAAATAATCCACGATTGATAGAACCTTCATTTACCAATATGGCATCTTCTACGTTGTAACCATTGTAACACATAATACCGACAATAACATTTTCGCCATACGGATGTTGTTCATTATTTATTTTCTCTAAATATCTACTTTTTACAAGAGGCATTTGTCCATTATTTAAAACGACCCCCATCTTATCTATTCTAACCTGAAAGTTCGAGTGATATAACGAAACAGCTTGTTTCATTTGACCACATGCAAATAAATCACGCGGCAACTGATTATTTTCAGGGAATACAACTTGATTGCCCATGACACCAAGAATAAGCGATGCGTGTATTTCTATATGCGTATATCTTTCATGGTGAATCTTTGCTAATGTGGAATGAAATTGTTCTGCTGAATGTGCAATAAGGGCAGATTCTTCTTCAGAAACATCAATATACTCAATCACAGCTTGGGTTGATTGAAGTGTCTCAATATCATCGGTAGCATACAATGCATTTACTTTTCCATAGGTATAACATTTTGATAGAGAGAATGCGCCATCTATTTTTTCGGCAAAACCGGTGATTAATTGTACCCAACTAAAACTGTCTGTTTTAAGTTTTTCTAACACCGGTTTTCTATCATAGCTCGCGCGACCATCGTCAACATAAAATACTGGTCTACATAATCGACCACCGTCAGTATATATATATATAGTGTTATTTGCTATATCCCAATTTATACTACTATATATTGGCAATAATGCGCTTCGTCTATATTTTTTCAATTTATCACGTACGCTATTAGGCGAGCTTGAGGTGCCAACCCAATTCCCATTTACGAATAGTTTACAATCATGCGATATTTCATTCGGACTACTTTCCTGTAATAATTTCATATTACAATGGCGTCGTAACAATTTTATAATTGGGTATGATGAACAAGAACCAGTTATGAATGCACCTAAACTCAAATGCTTATGCAGCCCTACATTTCCTCCATCTGGAGTGTCAACAGGATCGATAATACCCCACTGTGAAGAATGCAGCAATAATGGACCTGTTATTTTTGCGCTAGCATCAATAGGGAGAGTTACTTTACGAAGTTGTGAAACTGCAGAATTATAGCTAAGACGATTCAAATCCTGCACAACGCCTTCCCGCTTAGTGTGGGCTTCTGCGCCCCAATTTCCTTTAAATGCTTTTCGAACACCTTGTTCCAATATTCTTTCTGCGAAAAATTCATTGTAATTTCCCTCAATCAAATCGATAAAGTTACTTTGGTATTTTGATTGTTTATAGTAGTATTCCTTGTCTATTTTCTGAAATATATGCTTTACCTGGAGGGAATAATATTCTTTAAATAAGTCACCCAACAAAATGCCGGGTGTTTCCACGCGTTTAAATCGAAAACTATCACGATCTGTTGATTTCACCACATCTGTATATACGCGCAACATTTCTCGCACCATATGTCCTAAGAAATAAGCTTTGTTTTTAAAATTTGACACGCCTATATGCGGGAGAAAATAATTAGAAAGAATTTCCAAAGCATGTGATACCGTTTTACCCTTAGTAAATGTTGCAATATATTTGAGCGCGACATCTTGATTAAAAAACTTATTTGCATCATGTATAGATGGAACGAATAATTCAATATATGTTTTATATTTATCCATATCAAGAAGACAATGCTCAATAATAGCTTGGTCAGATACGACACCTAATGCTCGCATCATAATAAATAATGGTATAGGCTTACGAACATTTGGAACAATAACCACAATTTGCTTATTTGATAATGATGGAGTAGGCGCAACAATACGAACAGACATGGTGCGCGTAGGCTTAGATGTATCCTCCGATACAGATCGAATATCGGCAGCGGCACTATATAATTCATTCAAATCTTTTCGAACGTAAAGCATATTGTCTGCAAACTTTTCTTGCGATACAATACATTTCTCTTTACCATCTATAATAAAATACCCACCATAATCGTTTTTACATTCACCCATTTCAAAACGAACACGCGGGTTTAAATTATCCAAAATACATAGATTCGACCTCAACATAATTGGGAATCTCCCTAAAAATATTTTTTCTAATGTTAATGTGTGTGTAGGGGCGGTTTCTTCTTCTTTTTTTTCTTCTGCTCTTTTTTCTTCTGATTCATCGTGAATGAAAAAATCTACTTCAAGATCATAATGAATCGTAATAGCATATGTCATATTGCGTAATCGGGCTTCATTTGGATACATATAGTGTTTTCCACGCTCATCATAAATAATAGGTTTCCCGTAATATATTTTATCGCCCGCTTTTCCTCCTAAATATAAATTACATCGTAACTTGAATTCATTTGTTTTTGGGTCCTGCATTTTCATAATTTGTATGGGATTTTTCTCTTTCATAATCCTCGAAATATCATTCTCCATAAAATTATTATATGATGATATCTGGTGCTGAACCAACCATTGAGGGTTATCTTCAAAATATTTATCTATAATTTTTTGTATCGATATATCGTCCATTATATAATAATGAGGGTTTTTTTTAGACTTAAAAACTATATTAGTTTTTAACGAATAATATAATATTTATGATGAACATTATATTATATACCATAGTATATTCCTAATTATTACAGTAATTATCACAGTAATTATCACAGTAATTATATCATTAATTTTTACAACACGTTTATTAATTTTTACCACATGTGCATTTCCCCCCTTTTTCGCAGTCACATTTTTCATTTGTAAGCCCTTCTATAGTTTTTGTTTGTATTAAGATTAAAACGCCTAAAGCAAGAAGGAATAATACAAATGGCAGTAAAACTAAGAACCACGATACACGCGAATGCCCTGACTTACATATTGAATTTAATACAAATACCCAAAAAACAGTATATACTATATTAGCGACAAATACAAGTGGTGTACTCGGCACATCACATTCTAAGCTGCCTACACAATATACATCAGTGTTATTTCTATTTTGAATGAATACAATAATAATAGAAATTATAGAGATAACTAAATATACATATGCTGGCGTGCATAAATCTTTTATGGTTTTGGTAAGATTCATTTATAATATATTAAAATAAATTAAAATAAATTAAAATAAATTAAAATAAATTAAAATAAAATAAAATAAAAATAAATTATGATACAATTAACGGTTGGTCTAAAGGAGAGGCATTTAATGAAGATGGCGATTTACGTCCATTCCAAGTATTCACTGCTTTTTCCCCAGTATTCCATAATGTGTATATTCCTTGTTGTAATTCCGCACCAAGAATTGGGCTGCGTCCACTACCACCTTTCATATTAGTATGTTGTCGTCGTTTTTTTCTAAAGTATCTTTTCGAATATCTTTTCGAAGTTCTTTTCGAAGTTCTTCGAGAATTTCTTTTCGCAGAATGGTGTGTATTTTTGGTTTTTTTACTGTGCGATATTTTACCGCGTTTTTTAGAAGCGCTTAAACGACCTCCAACGTCATCTAATTTCCATCCTCCATATTGTTTAAATGTGCTACCGTATGGGGTGGGATAAGGATCACATCCTCCTACTGCGCTCCCACACGTTGATAATGGAAATATATTAAGGCAGCCACCACCACGATGGCGGCGATGTTGCTTTACTTTACGCGCTTTATTTTTGCGAGTATTACTTCTAAATCGTCTGCGTCTGTATTTTTTACTTTTCATTATTATATACTAATATTATATTTATAAAAAATATATGGTGAATATATCTCTGTAAATATTTATATATCTATGTAAATATTATTCAATGTCCACATGAGTTAACATATGTCTGCGGCAACACATTTTATTTAGACCAAGAACATCAAGTGTTTCCCCCTCAATCGTTTTATCTACCATATCAACCGTTAAATATTTCACCTTATCTACGTCGGCGCCTGCCGCAGCCTTTTTGCGACGCACTTCGCGCGTATAATAGCGGTATTTGTCTCCAAGCACAGTTCCGCATGTAAAGCATTTCACCGGAATAATCATGTTTATATATTTATATACAATTAATATATAAATCAATTTTTAACAATATATTCTTATATTGATAGAATCACTTTGTTTATATTGGTATGATTATTTATTCCGCCAATGAAATAACCATTTTCCACAATAAGATACAGTATTGCAATTATATTCGCTAAATGTTTTGCATAATTTTATTTCAATAATACCCCCTCAACCGTTACTATTTTACTTACTCGCTTCTCTCGCGCACCCAATACGGGGTTCCAAGATTGAAATAATACTACAATAACAAATAATCCAACTACGATACCGATAATATACATCATATTTTGACGAACAAAATTCATTATATATTATATAGCTGATATTTTATATAGCTGATATTTTATAACCATTTGTTGTTTTCACTCGAACATGTTGTTCTATATTATCATGAAATTTGTTATGACATTTCTCACAAACTGTAATTAGATTCGCTTTATGATTTTTGTGAAATGTTCCTATATATGAGTTCTTTGTATTAGCTTCTTTTTGATGTTGCAAATGATGAACTTCTGTTCCCTTTTCGCCACAAATTTCACAATCACCTTTTATTTTTTTTGCATTAAAATGACTTACTTTTTGACCTAAAATATTTTGTTGTGAGTCATTATATTTATTCCTTAAATAATGTGCCCTCTTTAAAAAATCGTCTGGTAAATGCAATGATTTACACACTTCCAGTCCATACATACTATCTCCTGCACCAGGTCGAAGTTTTCGATCATATATTAAACAATCCTCCGCTTCGTCATAGGTTACTGCCATGTGTTTCATGCATAGTTTGCGTAGGGCGGTAATTTCTTCAAAATGTTGTATTTCGTGAAAATGTGTTGCAAATAAATGTGTAGCATCTGTTTCATGTAAATGTTCGAGTCCGGCTGTAAAAATACTAAGAGCGGAATCGCTTTCTGTACCAGAACATAATTCGTCACCAAGAATAAGACTGTTTTTATCAGCCATGCGTAAAATAGTGCGCAATTCCGTCATCTCTACGGCAAATGTGGAGAGACCCTTGAATATATTATCATTTCCTAAAATTCTCGTATAAATAGAATGATATGGCGAGAAACAAAACGATGTGCAAGGAACATACAGGCCAGCTTGTGCCATAATCACTGCAATTCCAATAGATTTAATGAGACTGGTTTTCCCTACAGCATTTGCGCCATACAATAACATGCCATTATACATTTCGGTATCGGCGCCAACTGCATGGCTAGAAGTATCTACATTAGATGATGCTCCTAAGCTAATATCATTTGTGACATATAATTCATTTGTTTGAATATGTTCGATAAGAGGGTGGCGAACTCCTTCAATAGAAAAAAATGCCTTTTCTGCCGGAATAATATTTGGCTTATTATAATGATATTTGTCAGCTATATAACATTTTGTTTGTAATATATCAAGTGCAGTAGTGAACTGAATAATATCCTGAAGTATATCATGAAATTGTGTGAAATCTGTAATAAATGTATTAAAAAATGTGATAATTTCTGATACCAAGAGGATTTCAGATGAGTGCGTTTTTAACGCGAGTGACTTAATCATCTTATTTGCAACTCCCATATCTTTTTTATTACTTCCAATAGTGAAATACTCCAACTTATCATATGCAAATTCAAACTCGTGATATTGTCCAATATTATCTTTGTATCGGAGAGTAACTGTTTTTTCGGTATGTGTTGCTGCCGCTTTGTTTATCAGTGATTCTATTACACTTTGTAACCGGGTAATTCTTGGCTTAGTTCCCATTAAAATGGGATCCGATTTAGGCGTATCGTGAATCTTAATAAATTTCGTTTTTTTTTCTGTTGGGTTTTGCTCAGAATTAGGATTACTATTATTTTGATTACCTGCCAAACATGCCATTAGTGCATCTGCAGAAACTCTGGCTTTTGTTTTTGCACTTTTGTTACTTTTTTCGATAGACGCAACCCTACCGGACAGCCATTCTCTAATGGATTCGAGTTTTTTGCGAGAATGAATGCAGTCATCAAACAATTGGTCTATTTCTAGAGATATTCCTGGTTTAATAAAAAAATCACCTGGTCTTGCAATAGCCGAGAGAAATTCGCTATTTAAATTATAAATATGGGAACACTTTTCAATATAAAAGCTATTATCTATACGACGTAAAATTTGATTGCACACATTACTAATATATCCACTCGGCCAGGGCGTATCGTTTCGGTTGGCAGAATTATTAATATACTCATTTATCGTTTCATCTGTTTTCATTTTATTATAAATAAACAATAACTTAGAAATATCATTGTAAAATACGGACAGCTCCTTGGGATTTACTTTTTTAAGAACAAGTTTTCTCGAAAATTTTTCAATATCATTTATTCCTGATAAATTGCTGCGCAAGGGTTCCCAAATATTGTTGGTTAAAGAATACTCTGTAATTGCATATGAAGTATTTAACCACTCTATATTTGTAGTTGGGTTATGTAATATGCGGGAAAATTCGCGTTTCCCCATAACAGTAACACAATTATTCAAAAAGCTGCTTACAGAAGACAGCTTACCTGTTTGTTTATTATCAGTAAGTATATTTAATTGTTTCAAAGAATGATTTGCCAGAATAAGTTTATCAGAATGATTCTCAAACATGGGCGATTGTAGTTTATTCACAAGATTTGGACTATGTTGATGAACAAAATTTAGGAGAAAAGTTAAAGATTGAATTGCAATTAAGTGCGTTGGAAACATTTCGATAATTTCATCGCATGGAATATCCGGATAAAATTTTTCAATTGTTGCCAACTGATACGTCTGTTTTTCGGAATTTTGGGCATATGTTCTAAAATCCATGATTGCAACCTGGTTTATTTTTACACCCAGAGGGGCGCCCCCATCCGCGATGTGAACCGCATCATATTCTTCTGATAAACCATCGATAATGTGTATTTTTTTACTCATTATACTAGAAAAACTTATGATCTCGTCTACATATTTTTTAGACAAGTTAGAAATAATAATACATTCACTCGGATTATAAATAGAGGCAATTCTCTCCAATTCATCGTATGTGCATGGTGTATGGTAGAATTCGCGATTAAATTGCGACGATGAGATATAACCAGTTAGAACATCTAGCGCGGCGGTTCCTATCGTAATTTGCTCGCGCATTAATTTTCTCTCTGTAGATTTATGAATCCAAATACACATGATATGATTGGTTAGCTGGGTAGTTTCATTCGTAAAGAACGTTCCGGGAGAGATAACTTCTGTTAAACTTCTAGATGTATGTTTAGCCTGGGTATCTTGCGTGTATATAACAATTGTATATCCATTATTTTGTAAACGATTTATATATTTTTCGCTGTGGTCTACGTGAAATCCGGCTTGCATAATATCACACATAACGCCAGTATCGTCCGCCATTTTACTTTTTATTTTTACCATAACTAGGTCATTCATTGTAGTAAATTTTTCAATATCACTACCTATATAAGTGCCGTTCTCTCTACGTAAAGCATATACTTCAAAAAACACCCCAACTTGAATAAGTACAATAGTTGTTTCGCCATATTGTTCTTTATGTTTGGCAGTCAATGTAAAGTAATCAGCAATAATAGTCATGTATACTATAAAGTATATATGATTAGCTTTATATTGAGTAATCATATGTAATATTGTAATGATAACCGGAACATGGTACTGTCCCGTATCATTTATCATTCATGAAATTGTGCATGAGAGTAGCATCATTATTATTGTTCAGATCGCCAGACAAAATTGCCTGTTCATACATTTTTCGCAGAACATCATTTGGTGCATCGCTGCCTATTTTTAACAAGTTTTTCTCACGCAAATATTGTTTAACCTCAGTAATAGCTTTTTGTCTTAATAATGAGATTTCGTGTTTGATACGCCGCCTAGTATCTGTATTTTTAATTAGAACAGATACCATTGTTCCAGTTTTCCCTAATTTATATTTTACGGTTCTAATCTTTTTATGTGCAACGCATCGTTTTGTTTTAGTTGATTTGTTCGTATCATTGCCTTCTGGATGTGCAATTCGTTTATACTCACTTTTAATTTGTTCTAATTTAGAACTTCTCTCGTTATGAACAGAAGATGGTTGTAGTGGACTGTCTGCTGGGATACTTATTTTTATGTGTGGTGGTGCGGTATGTGTATCACTTCGCTGCGTCATCCTTTTTAATTCGCGAAATGTTGGACGAGAACCACCTTTCAAACAACTGTAATCTGGTTGTTTATGTTTAACCGTCATTCGATTTTGATTTGTAGTAGATATGGAAGTAGTATTAGTATTATTAGTATTAGTATTAGTATTATTAGTATTAGTATGTTCAATGAGGCGTAAGGGGGTTGATGCTGCTCCACCTACATTATGTTCGGTGGCAATGTTATGCCCTGTGGCAATGTTATGCGTTGTATGAATATTATGATGATTGTCGTCTTTTGGCAATGCTTTATTTTTGGTTAATGCTTTATTTTTGCCGATATTATTTTGTTTCTTCTTATTAGAAAGTTCTTGTAAAAATTCTAAGGACGAGCTAAATTCATCATCGAAAGAGGTCTCCTTTACAGGAGGGGTTAATTCATCTCCTTCGCGTCTATTTTGATAATTTTTAATTTTTTCAATAAGTTTTTTTCGCAAAGTTTTAGAATTATGATTTGTATTATTCTTATATTTTCGAGGTTTTTCACGAGTTTTTTTGGTTTTATCGCCACCCGACAAGGATAAATATTTAGGATCAAGAGTAATTTTTTTCTGTTTATTATTAGACATTATTATGTATAATAATAGTAAAATTAAAGATACATATGTTCCGCACCAATAAAATTAGTTTTATCATTATTTGATGCGTCGTTGTGTTTATATAATTCAAATCCTTTTATTATATCTAAATGTGTAAGGACGGTTTTTTCCGTTTTTGATTTACAAAATACACGCCGGCTATGTGCAATTTTTGTTTTTGCAAATAATGTTTCGATATTTCGTCCAAAAAATTTGAAATGCTTTATATTGGACTTGAACCATTCCGGTTGAATAGGGTCCTCTTTAGAAATAGACCATTTCGCATCGAGAACCTTTTTAATAAAAATACTATATAATTCTTTATAACTATAGTCACTTGTTTGAAACCTCCATGTAAAGCGTGATTCTAGTCCTTGATTATAATCGAAAAAACAGGTTTTTAATTCGTTTTCATATCCAGCAATAATAACCATAAGATTTTCTTTGTGGTCACTTAATGCCTCACATAATGTATCAATACATTCCTTTGAGAAGGAATCGCCCTTTTCGTTGTTACCGAGAGAATAAGCTTCATCTATGAATAATACTCCTCCCAAACAATTATCGATAACGGCCCTAGTTTTACTAGCAGTCTGTCCTAAATATCCTGCAATTAAGTCAGAGCGGGTAACTTTTTTAAAAATATTATTTTTAAGAATACCAAGTTTACTAAAGATTTCTCCGATATATTTTGCTAGTTCAGTTTTGCCAGTCCCAGGTGGACCATATATTACAGTATGCATAAAGTCATTCTTGCTGCATCCCAGTGTGTGAAAATTCTGTATGTAATATAAAATTTGGTCTATTATACTAGATTTTACAATATCCATACCGATCATATGATTAAGTTTTTGTAGTGGTTCTTTAATATTATGTATAGCTTGCATATTTATATTATATTGTATATCTGGATGTAATGGATATTTATCAATCAATAGCAGAATATCGCTAATTTTACTGATTTCCGATGTAATATGTATTACCTTTTTGGGTTTCTGCGTTGTAAGAATTGTAGCGGTGGGTTGTTGTATAGATGGGGAGCAATTATAATACGGGTTAAACATATGACCATTATCTATTTTTGGAGATATATAAAATGTTTTTTGTGGGTGAGTGATTGTGGATAATTTCCAGTGTTTAAAACTTTTACTTAATTCAAATTTATAAGGTATTATGCCTGACTGGTCGTTAATACTATTATTATTATTATTATTATGATTATTATTATTATTATTATGAATTGCATTATTAGAGGGTTGAGATAACCCAATGTTATTTTGGATATTTTGCGTATTTTCATTATTTTTTGCTAAAAAGACGGGTTTCCACCCAGCAAATTTATCATTTTGACCAGTTATAGCCAAATATTTGTCAGTAAGTGAATTATGTATATTATTCCATTTATGTAATGAAGTTTTCACATAATTATGTTCATAATAATCACTCGTTATTGACGACTCATCGATACATTGGATATCTATTGCATTTATCATATTACTATAACGATGTTTATATATATTATATGGAATTTGAGAATTAACGTTGTCTAATACACGCTTTCCTTTTTTTAAAATAAAATTATTGGTATCATCTAAAATATACTGGCGTGGTATATTATTGACACTAGAATGTAGAAGGGTTGTTCCACTTTGATCAATGTAAATTTTATTATTATTATTATTTTTATTATTATTATTTTTACTTTTATAGTGGTTCTTATTTCGTACCCGCACATAAGTATTTCGACGATGAGTATTTTTATTTCGTCTAGTTGTCATATATAATAAAAACATATAAAGATAAATTGAAGTAAATAATGAGCTTAATGATAAATGAAATAACCAATATGGAAAGTGTAAATCACCTAGAAAAGAATACTAAAATCGATTCTGATGAACAAATTGACGCAGAGAAATATATAGAACAGCCGTGGTCTGTGATTGAATCTTATTTTAGAGGGAAACATCTACAGCAACTGGTGCGCCACCAGATAGAATCTTACAATAATTTTGTAACCTATCAAATACAAAAAACAATTGTAATGTTTAATCCGGTAATCATTCATTCGGAACAAGATTACGTTGCTTCAGCAGATAAATATAAGCTTGAGCTTCAAATTACATTCAGTAATTTTAACATTCATCGCCCACAAATTCATGAAAATAATGGCGCGACAAAGTTAATGTTTCCAAGCGAAGCTAGGTTGCGCAACTTCACTTATAATTCTGGAATGACAATAGATATTAATATCAAATATATTATTCGTAGTGGCAATGATCTTGAGGCACAACGCATATTGTATAAAACACTTCCTAAAATTCATATGGGGAAAATTCCAATTATGTTGAAATCAGATATTTGTGTGTTGAGTCAATATAAACACATTGATCCGCGTGTGAGTGGAGAATGTTATATGGATGCAGGGGGGTATTTTATTATTAATGGATCTGAGAAAACCTGCTTGGCACAGGAGCGTGCTGCTGAAAATTCCATTCAATGTTTTAATTCTGTTAAAAACACAAAATGGTCATATACGGCGGAAATAAAATCGGTGCCAGATTCAAAATGTATTTCACCTAAGCAGATTGTTATGTACATGTCTACAAAAAATAATGGATTTGGCACAGGGATTTACATGCAGATTCCTAGAATTAAAGCGCCAATTCCGTTGTTTATTGTATTTCGAGCGTTGGGATGCATTACTGACGAGAAAATATGCGAAGGTATAGTTCTTGATCACCGTGCCAAAGATAATGCGTCAATCCTTATAAAATTAAGGGGCTCTATTGTCGATGCAAATAAATATCTTACTCAAGATGCTGCGATTGAATATATTATAAATTTTGCAATGTATACTCCATTAAATATGGACAAAGAAACTGGCGCTAGAAAAAAACGCGAGTTTACCGTCCAAATTCTTGACCGCGATATCTTTCCGCATTGCCATACTACAATCCATAAAAAGATGTTTATGGGATATATGGCGAACAGACTAGTTCGATGTAGTTTGGGACTGGATAAGCCGTCAGATAGGGACTCTTACCTTAATAAGCGGATAGATTTAACTGGGGTGCTCCTAAACAATTTATTTAGGAATTATTTCAATAAATTAGTAAAAGATATGCAAAAGCAAATCGTCCGTGAAATTAATCACGGTTCATGGCGGTCTACCGAAGATCATCTTAATATTGTGAATATGACGAATATTTATAAAATATTAAAGTCCACTACAATTGAAAACGGTATTAAAAGGGCATTGTCTACAGGAGACTTTGCTATTATGCATTCTAATGGCAATAAAGCAGGCGTAGCGCAGGTTTTAAACCGACTGACATATATTTCAGCGCTAAGCCACCTTCGCCGCGTAAATACACCAATAGATAAAAGCGGAAAGCTGATTGCCCCGCGTAAATTGGCAGCTTCATGCTGGGGATTCTTATGTCTGGCAGAAACGCCGGAGGGAGCATCAGTAGGTATTGTTAAAAATTTAAGTTACATGACACACGTTACCGTCCCATGTGAAAGTAATGGATTATATGATTTTGTAAATCCATACATTTACACATTTGATGATATTACCAAAGCTGATTTAAGCACGGGAGTAAAGGTGTTTGTAAATGGAACATGGATAGGTATTGCGAAAAATCCAATTGAATTATATTCGTCTCTTAAACAAAAGAAATATAAAGGAATCATCAACATATATACCTCTATTATTTTCGATACGCAACGAAAAGAAATCCGCGTATGCAATGATGCAGGCAGATTAACCAGGCCCGTATTTCGGGTGCGGAATGCTAAACTGTTAATTAATAACAAACATATTGATGGATTAAATAAAAAGGAACTTTGTTGGAATGATTTACTCACTGATTGCCTCAACGATGAATCTGTCATTGAATATATTGATGCAGCAGAACAGAATTTCAGTATGATTGCAATGACTCCAAAGAAACTTAATAATGGATATACCCAAAATAGTAAAGATTATTCTATTTATAAATACACCCATTGCGAAATCCACCCGAGCACTATTTTCGGTATTCTCGCATCGTGTATTCCATTTCCAGAACATAATCAATCGCCGAGAAACACATATCAATGTGCAATGGGAAAGCAAGCAATGGGAATGTATGTTACAAATTACGATAGACGTATGGATAAGACGGCATATGTGTTGACATATCCAATGCGTCCTTTAGTTGATACGCGCATTATGAATATTATTAAACTAAATGAAATTCCGTCTGGTTCACAAGTAGTTGTTGCTATTATGACACATTCCGGATACAATCAAGAAGATTCTATCTTATTTAATCAGGGCTCTATAGATCGTGGTTTATTTCAAGCTACAATTTATCATACCGAGAAAGACGAGGGGAAAAACTCTCATGGTGACGAGGAGATTCGTCGCAAGCCAGACAAATCTAAAACGAAGGGCATGAAATTGGGAAATTATGATAAAGTAAACCGCGATGGTGTTATTCCGGAAAATACTTTAGTGGAAAATAGAGATATTATCATTGCGAAAATGGTCGCCATTAAAAATGCGCGTAACAACCATACAACTGTTATTAAATATAAAGACCAAAGTAAGATATGTAGAACAAAAGAGGAAACATATATTGATAAAAATGTTATTGGTAAAAATGGCGACGGATACTCATTATGCAAGGTTCGTCTTCGCGCAATTCGTAAACCAGTAATCGGTGATAAATTTAGCAGTCGCCATGGACAAAAAGGGACAATTGGAAATATTATTCCAGAATGCGACATGCCATTTACGGAAACCGGCGTGAAGCCGGATATTATTATTAACCCACATGCTATTCCATCCAGAATGACAATTGCGCAGTTAAAAGAAACTCTTTTAGGAAAAGTTATTTTAGAATTGGGATTATTTGGCGATGGTACGAGTTTTGGTAATTTCGAAATTAAAGATATTTGTAAAAAATTACGTGAAGTTGGTTATGAATCCACTGGAAATGAATTATTATATAATGGTCTCACTGGCGAACAACTTGAAAGCAGCATATTTATTGGACCAGTATTTTATCAACGCCTCAAGCACATGGTTGCTGACAAATATCATAGTCGGGCGACGGGCCCAATGGTAAATCTAACACACCAGCCGGCGGAGGGGAGAGCGAGGGATGGTGGGCTCAGATATGGTGAGATGGAGCGTGATTGTATGTGTAGTCACGGTGCCTCTCGTTTCAATAAAGGACGTTTATATGATGCATCTGATGCCTTTAGCGTTCATGTATGTAAGAGGTGTGGAATGATCGCAGCATACAATGACAAATGTCATATTCATCATTGCAAAATGTGTGATAATAGAACAGATTTCAATTATGTAGAGCTTCCTTATGCATGTAAATTGATGTTTCAGGAATTGATGACAATGAATGTTGCGCCGCGAATGTTAACATAATTAAATTATATTTAGGATATTCTATGAATATATGTAATACACTATATATTGATCATTTATTCATAATATTATGATAACTGTGAATTTTTATATTTTTATCTATATAAAATATATATATATTATGGCAGGCAGTATTTCAAATTCAAATCCAAGCAGATTAGGAGGTGGCTTACCTGGTGGACAACCCAAAGGAGGATTACTCGGTGGAGGTGGAGGAACATCCGGTGGTAGTGGCATGGTTGGTGGAAGTGAAAGGGGTCGTGATAGAAAACTTTTACGAAAAGCCTTTGGGCGGTTCAGTGTAAAAAAATCACTTTTTAGTGCAGAATTAGACTATGATGACGACGGCACTCTAGATAGTAGTGGCTCAGTGTCAGGAGTGTCAGGGTTCGGGCCTGGCGGATGCTGGAACCCCGATAACAGTGGCAATTGTGGCCCAATAACGCAATTGACGAATGATATATTAGATGAAGACCATCTATATGATGAGCATATTTTGCATAATGAAGGTAGCATGCAAGCGCCAGCACAGGCAACAAATCATGTTCATAAATTTCCTCTAACCCCTTTTAGACAGGCGTTTAATGCTGGTGACTCAGAAGGAACTGTAAATAATACTGTTTTGGAGTATTTATATGCGCCTAACCAGGTTGGTGGTACCGGCGCCGGACAACTAATTTATGGTCGTGTCGGAGGGGCACACAAAGGTGGTGGTGCAGCTTATACAGGTAACCCAAAATACGTGTATGACAGTTCGGATTATATTCGCTTTAAGAAATTACAAGCTAAAAATCGCACTTACAATGACAAAAGCTTTGGTGGTGCAAATAACGGTGCTTATGTTCCGTTAATGAGAATGAGACACTGATTGTAATGAGAATTTAAAGTAAATTATATTATATATAATATAATATTATATATAATATTATATAAATGGCTGGTCATTTACCATATTCCACTGTTGGCGCTGCAAGCATACCACTAAAGCAAATACTTAATAACGGATTTACGCGCAGTAAAATGGGGATGCCTTTTAAACCAGATACCATGACACAAGGAAGCGGGTTTTCTAGCGCACGTGCAACATTTATTAACGCGCCAGTGAACCGGCGTGAATATACAACTTCTGCATATTCTAAAAATAAAGCTGCGCCAGTGTCATCGTCACAGCTTATCGAATCTCGGCGCACGAAAGCAATTGGAAAAAGCTCTACTAATCGTCAATCCAAAATAATGTCTTATCGTAGCCAAGACACATCATTTAGGAATAGTGCTTTAGCGCGTGTTCGGGGAGGTGGCACTGTCGCACCAAAGAAAAAGGGCGCATTAGAAAACCCTTTCAGGAGTGGAGGAAATTGTTGTTAAATAGTATTAGCAATTATATTAGCAATTATATTTTATATTAAGCAATACTTAATTATAATAATATAATCTATATTAATAATATAATGATAAATAAATATGCAGCAGAATTTTTCGGTTCCCTTTTCTTTTTCTATGTTATTTTAGCAAGTAAAAATGCAATTGTTATTGGGGCGGCGCTTACATTAACAATTATGTTGGTCAGTAAGATTACAAATGGTGATTTCAATCCTGCTGTTACTATTATGCTTATAGCTGCAGGAAAGCAACCAGTTAACGTTGCAGTTCCATTTATCATTGCACAAATTATGGCTGGATTAGCGGCGGTGGAAATACATAAACGAATGTAATTTATCCACGAATGTAATTTATCCACGAATGTAATTTATCCACGAATGTAATTTATCCACGAATGTAATTTATCCACGAATGTAAATTTATATTTTGAAAGAAATAATATATTATAAGTAATATATTATTTCTTATGAGAAAATTGAATCGTGTTTTACAAGAAATATATAAAGTATTACCATGACCCCTATGCCTACAGACGATGATATTATGTTTCTTGCAAAATATCGCCCCCAAGTGCAAGTATGTTGTTCATATATCAAAACACGCGCATCCACTCTAGCAAAACTTCTTATGTGGTGGAGTGTAGTGTTATGCGTGTTCAGCGCACTGGCCTTTCACTATCTATGCAACGTATTCCATATCTTTCCTATCGAAACGCATGCACTATATGTTATCGTTTGTCGTAATATGGGCGCTCTTCTCGAGTATTTTAGAAAAACTGATTCCAGGGATGGATGCATGCAAACACGCACACGAACTATCATGGACCGTGCAAATGACAAACCATATCTGCTCCGATATTATCTTCTTATTCGTAATCGAGTGAATTTTCCATTTAATGTATTTATTCATAAATTTATGAAGGGAGACGAGGACGACATTCATGACCATCCTTGGGGTTTCTTCCATATTATTCTATCTGGTGGATACTGGGAATATATTACTGTAAATGACGATGGTGAGACACTGAACCAGGGCATGAAAAAGGTGTGGCGTCCTCCGGGACATTGGAATATTGCATCGACAAAATATAAGCATAAGGTGGAACTAGGTTCCGAGAAACCTTGGACAATCTTTATTCCATTTGGAAAGCGCGCTGTAAATGAGCCGTGGGGTTTTTGGGAGCCGCCGCGTAGTGATGATGCGTCGAGCGCATGGACAAAAACCGATAATGCAACTTATCTGTCGAATAAAGCGAAGAAAGAGTGATCTAGAAAATAAAAGGATTATATATTATATTACAAATTTAAACATATTATTATATGAATAATAATGGATGATGATACCAAACAACGTTTACAAGGGGGGCTAACTTTTATAATTGAGTTTTATAAAATTTGTATGGGAACTTTTTTAACAGTTTTTGTGCCACATAAATGTGATAATAACACAGTATGCAGTGTCACTTATAATATAAATTCAAATAGTGATATATACCATAAAAGTGCTCTAGTATGTAATCTCATTAGCTTTATCGTATTTTTTGCCATGTATTTTATAGAAGTCAAGAGAGAAAACTGGTGTATTAATTATTTAGATATTGATTATTCAAAACCCACTGAAAACTTAGATGATGAGATTGAATATTATCCAACATTTAAGAATGAAATGCATGCTTTGAATCGCAAATACAAGATTCTAGTAGATACATGCATCGGGTTTCAAACGTTAAATATTGCATTATCATCTGTAGATGTTGCTAATAATTGGGCCGGCTCGGCTTCTTTGGCCCCAATGCTAAGTTATATTTTATTAATTGTAATTAAATTATTTCATACAAGAAATATTGCAACCGCTTCGCTGAAAAACGAGCGGGCATATAGCGCTTATCTAAGTGGACCCAAAACATTTAATGTTATCGATAAAGACCATAGACGTCCTTCTATTGATACTGTTATATCTCATGAAGATATAGAAACAACAATAGAAAACGAAAATGGTACTTCTCATACAGAAATAAATAGCGCCGGGTTATTAACACTTACTGTATAGTTAATGTGCCACCCATACCAGAATGGACTGAACAATAATAATATAGTGTAGCCGGCGTAGAAGAAGTAATTTCTATAGTAATAATTCCACTTACTTTGGTAACACCAGTTGTATATTCAGTGTCTGAGGTATGAATACCATCAGGAGTCGTGCTAAAACACAAGGGATGATCTGATGAGTGATTAAAAGTATATGTTGTGCCTTTAACCAAGGTCAAAGAGTTATTCTGAACACCATCTATCGTATACGTATTTCCATAAGATGTAGACGTTATACTTACTTGTATATTTTCTATAAAATGTTCATCTGCTAAATGTTCTTCTTGAGCAGCTTGCTCTGCTGCCGCTTGTGCTGCCGCTTGTGCTGCTGCTGCCGCTTCTGCTGCCGCTTCTGCTGCTGCGGCTTCGGCTTGTGCTGCGGCTTCGGCTTGTGCTGCCGCTTGCTGTGCTGCTGCCGCTTGCTGTGCTGCTGCCGCTTGCTGTGCTGCTGCCGCTTGCTGTGCTGCTGCCGCTTGCTGTGCTGCTGCCGCTTGCTGTGCTGCCGGAGGAGGCACGCGGCGCCCACGAATTCCACGAACACCACCTTGTCCCACACTACCAGTAGGAGTCATAAAACAATTGGTATGATCACCATTTCTGTGATGAGGAACACATGGTTGATATTTTGATTTTAAGAAATAAGGCGCCATGGATGTACCATGATATTTTCCAGCATTAGCACCTTCACTACCGAAAGCGGTTTTAAATGAATTGCCGTTTTTGGTAATAGTATTGAGTTTTAATCTCTCTAAACGTGAGCTACTAGACACGGCACCTTGCACACCATATTGCCGATTATTGGGTTTATAAATGGTCCTGCTGCGAACATTTGAGTTTGGTGCAGATTGACACCGAGCAGCACAGTCAAGTGGGTCGCGAACTTGCGGACCATCAATAGAATCATCGGGCCACAATAATGTTTTACCATCAGAACTAAAATATTTTATGTTTTTATTTCTAGTTCCGGATAAATTTCTTTCATACGTCTTGTTTCGACTTCTAAGATATGCACGGCTATCGGTATAATAATTTTTTTTAATTATTGTAGATGCAGGCTTAATTACATTTGCTTCCGGATTACATGCAACACATACTGGCTTACCATTGCCGTCATATATGGTATCGGCGGGAGTAGGTTTTATAATTTTTTGCATGCGAATAATATTTTCCTTTAGATTTACGGTTTCGTCTTTCGATTCACATTTACATCGTTCAGGATTATCTCCTAAATATGTGCTGCCCCCAGGTCTGTCCATAGGCATGCCAATACCGATTGATTTTCTGCCGCTGCCTTTTCGGGGAGCAAGTTGCTTGCGCCAGTGTTTAATAGGGCGGGCTTTAAATGCGGTCCCATAATCAGCAGTATTTGTTGAACCATTAATAAGTGGTCGCGACCATGATGGAACTACGCTATTTGTAGAAGCACCCTTCCATGATTTGTAAGGCTGATTTTGCCACTTATATGTATACTCGTTCATATACTATTTCTGTATATAATAAAATATAATAAAATATAATAAAATATAATAAAATAACAACGGGTAAATAACAAAGGATAAAATAAAAGGATATTATATAAGTAAATGTTAATTATAAATATAGTATTGGTGATATTTATAGGATTAATTTTGCATCATATTTTATATAAAATAAACATTATTGAAGGGTTAGATGATAAAGACGAATATATTCCGCCCCCGAAAGATTCAACTGAATATACAGCCGCTGAAGTTGCAGCACAATTAGAACAAATTAAAAAAAGGGAACGTAAATATCAAATACAGATGAAAGAACTAGAGGAATTAAAAAAAAAGATGGATGAAAATACGGCAACAATTATTGAAATTCAAAAGGGACTTGCAGAAACCGAATCAGCAAATAGTTCAACATAATAGTAAATAAAAACTCACTATAATATAAATTCGTATGAAAAATTTATATTATGCTATGACAATTTTTTTAATTTTTTTAATAATACATGAATGTTATTTAGCATGCATACAAATTAAAGAAGGTTTAAATGAGAAAGATGCAGAATTATGGAAAAATAATCATCATAATGTTAATGTTTTAGACAGAGAATTAAATGATTTAGAAGAATTAACATATATTCGAACAAACAACCCTTCACTATTAGGTCCGCGTGTAAATGATTTATCATTTACCATTACAGATGTCGTCAAATATTTTAAATCAGGAGTGGATGACAATACGGAGCAACTTGAGAGCATTGCAATTCGTTTAGCTAGCGCTATTCCTGACCCGGATAAGATACATATTACAGGAGCCTAAATACATATTACTGTAAAATATTTCTGTAATGTAATTATATATAGTAAATGTCCGGAGGCAGCTTTTTTGAAAATGCTGAAGCAGGGAGTTTAACAACTCCAGAATATGATTATTCAAACCAAATTAAAACACCTGCAGAGATGGGGATGAGTGCAAAAGGCGACATAACAACGATGGAGAGTGATTTTAAAGGACTAGCTTCGTATATTAAAGTTCTTCTTGGCGGTGGTGGGGATGCACAGAAAGGTGATGGAATGGCAAAATATCGCCCTTTAGGAAATAAATATTTTTTACAAACAGGTGCGAAATGTAAAGATATGAACGGACAAGACCAGGAGCGCTCTATATATATAAATAATCGTCCAACAGGAGGAAGCGCCTTTTCAGCAGATGATGAAATGGGAGGCGGCGGCGGCGGCGGCGGAAAAGGTCTTGTTCCAGGTATTTTAGAGAAATTGAATGATTTAAACCCTATGAATATGTTTCAGGCATTCACGGAGGGGACAGATCCGAAATGCAGAGCCGTAAATATGGAAGTAATAAGTACTGATAATGTTGTGAGCTATGAAAATAAATATATTATAGATGCAGAGTTAAAAAAAATGAGTCCATGTTGGTTCAAAAAAAATGCAAATAATCAGAAAGTGAACCCATTAACTGGTAATATATGTACTATAAAAGATGGGTTTACCGCGGAAAAAAAATCAATTGCAGATATGCCAGATGATATTCTAATTAAAATATATTATACATCCATTGGGTTGTTGTTATTATATATGTTTACCAGAATTCTTATAAAAAAAAATTAAGATTAATTATATAATCACATTTCTGCAGCATCAAGTCCAACGTGCGCAACGATTGAACTTAATTCCGCGGTATTTATAGGATCTAACTCTTTTTTACCTAAATGAAACTGAATAGTTGGTTTTGTAGTATAATTAATTGGATGTTTCATTACTTCACTTAATTTTGTAATTATGCGATCTGATGTAATAAAATGATTTTGTGTAGTTCCTCCGCGTGATTTTCTACCGCGTGATTTTCTACCGCGTGATTTTCTACCGCGTGATTTTCTACCGCGTGATTTTCTACCGCGTGATTTTCTACCGCGTGATGTTCCTGACGAGGTTCTAGTTCGCCTACTAGATTTTTTAGCCATTTATAATATATTATAATATATTATAATATATTATAAATAATTTTCCGGTATTATTTTGATAAAACAATGGAGGCTTTTGTCCGCATAAAGTGTACTGTTTTTATCAAAACTTTTTAAAATGTTATGTTTTTGTCAAAACTTTTTTTAAAAGTTTTATGGTTTTAAAATTGAAACGTAAAATGCTCAATAAATAAAGACATTCTAACTCATGTTTGCATTTACAAAGATGAACGCATTTCTCCTTACCATTGCCCTTCTCGCAAACAGCGTTTCTGCCGACCCAGGCATTCCTCACAAGATTGATATTAATGTTCCGTGTGCAAATTCTACAAGCTATTGTGGGTTTAATGGTGCGTGTAAGCAAAATGGCCCCGTTTATATTTGCAAGTGTGACTCAGGTTATTCTACAATCGATATTACAGCGCCTTGTGCGGCAAAGGGCGAGTCGCAGGCAAAATTGGCAGTGCTAACGTACTTCTTTGGCTGGACTGGAGCAACAGCTTTCATGCTAGGTTGGACTGCATGGGGTGTATCGGTGCTTACGTTGTGTTGTTGTGGTAGTTGTTGTGTCGTTCAAGGAAAGGACAACGAGAATGGCGGAATGTTGGTATTTGGTTGGATTTGTATTATTGCATATATTGGTATTTGGCTTTATCTTGCAATTACGATTTCGGTCGATAATTGCGTAGATGATAAGGGCGTTGCATGTAAGAGTTGGTAAAATTATACAACAGTAAAATTATACACCGGTAAAATTATACAACGGTAAAATTATACAATAGTAAAATAAATATAATAATGCAATAATATTTTTTATTTAAAAAACGATATGGTCACTGATCCATTTGTTTAATTGTGAATTAATTGGTTCCATTAAAGTATTTATTCCGGTAATATAAATTTGGTATTGTTCTGGATTTGCCTGCGCCAATTTAAAAATATTACTAAGTAATTCAATATATATAGGAGAATACAACTCTGTAATTTGTATAAAAATGTCGTCAATTCCGTCTTTTTCTTTTTCCGTTGATGCGCCATCATCATCTGAAAATGCGTCTGGTTTATCTAACATTGTTCGATACATGCGTAATGTATGTAAAAGAGTCGTTTGATCGCTTTCGGAATATGTTTGAATAAGATTATCGATTCCAGATTTACTGAGTTCAATAAGCATACTAAATAAATCGCGACTTGTGGTGGAAGATTTATTTTGTTTTAATGAGTAATGAGGCCCACTATTAGAGGATGCTGCATTATCGTTTTTTTTTATGCTTGTTGGTCCACTATAAAATTTATTGAATCGTCTAATTACGCTAAACAAAAAGAATAGGTCATCGCGTTGGTCTTGGTTATAGCTGCGTAAAAATCCCTGGCTCCAATTAGGCGTTTGAATAAATAATACATTATTTGCAATAGATAGTTTACTTCCCTTAGGACAAAATGCCAACAGTGCTAGCTGCGTAATAGCTTGAAGCGGTTCTAAAATAGTTTCAAATCTTTCTTTTCGCTTATCTCTGCATAAAGATACATATAATCTGGAAATAACATCCATAGTTATATACATTTTATATACTATATCTATATGGTTTTGTAAACGATTTATTATATATATTTTTTCTATATATATATATAGTATAATGTCATTAAGGAATGTGAATTTAAATTGCGTAAATCCGACCGACGAGGAACTTCCCGCTGATCATGCTCACCTTTGGGCGAAGTATGCGGCGGCGATGCGGAGTGAGGGGGAGTCAAAGCTAAACGCGGTGCTCCATCGGGAGTCGACAAAAGAATATTGGGATGCGCGCAACTCGGGTGCGTTTGTAAGGAGAAATGTTCTCCTCGACGAAATGAACAGGAAGTGGCAGGAGGACGGCGACGACATCTTGGGCGACGAAATCGAGGAGGCCGAGCACGAGTGGGACGAGCACGTGGACGTGCTCGAAGTCTCAAAAAAGACAGTCCGTTTTTCGAGACGGCACCCAACAGAACGCAAAATCTACATGTGGGCTTCGGAGAAGATGGTGAAGGGTAATCGCGGCTTTGCGATACGGACCGTCAAGTGGGAGGGGGCGGAGGGTAGGACGGCGGAACAGGCAGTAGAGTTAGAATACGCGGAGAGGCGGAAGGATGCTGACGACGTTGTCAAGGCAAAGAACCATGGGGAGATAAAGCGTCTTGAAAGTGTGTTGTCCTACCCGGCCGGACAACCCGCCCCCTCCTATATGGAATTCAGCGGCGAGTTTTAATTTTGAAATATAATTTATTTAGAAAACTCATTATGATATGGCATGTCGTGTTTCTGGCACCAGCGTTTGCACTTTTGAATATGTTTTTTGTTCAACTCCTGTAATTTTTCCAAAATAGGATTTTGAATAATTTGTAGTGTGTTCGAAATCGTTTCTAATTGTCGCTGTCCATAAATTGCGTTATATTCTTCTATTTTAGTAACATATAATTTTGGTATATCTATATCTAAAATGCGATGGATAAATTTATCATCTTCAAAATTAATAAGAATAGAGTGAATTTTTTGAACGATTGCCATACTATTTTCTAGTTTAAAATATTTACAAACAACATATTTTTCTGAATTTGCACAGCGGCTGGTATATGGTTTGACAAAATAAACATCTTTATATAAAATCGATAATAAAAATAATAAATCTATAGATGCAGATGTAAATGTGTCAAAGAATTTAATAATAAATGTTCCACCTTTGGCCTGCATTGCAATTGCATATGCGATTTGACAAAATATTAATTTTGTGGAAGAAACTTCTTGTCGATTAAAATCGACCGAAAAATCGAACCCACCGTCGCCAGTAATTAAATCCATTGAATTATTGTAATGTTCCCAACAATAACGTAAATTCTCAGCGCGCGTGAGGTCTCCTGTCCCATCTACGCCGTTTTCTATTTTAACCATAGAATGCTTTAATAAAAATGCTTCACTTTTTTTCCAACCAGGAATGCTAGTTTCAATCTTATCTTGTAATGTCATACCATAATACATATCATATTTATTATTTCTTAATTTGCACATGGCTTCAATAAATCCTCCTGGCCCTTCTGCCAAATGAAATGTTTTCATTGTTTCTGGAAATTCTTCTGTTAAGTTCAGCATATTTACCATTTCTATCATTTTAAAATATGACCTGGACAAAGGTTTAATTGAACATATAGGGGACCCACCTTTTTTTATTGGAGTATGTATATATTCATATGGATTTGTATATTTCTTATATTTTTCCCATAAATTTGCACAAGTATCTATGCCGCCCTTTATTTTTTCTAAATATAAATATAGTGACTTATTTATCATTTGTATCGGACATTCCTTTTCATATTTGATGACTAATTTATTTACTATATCAGAGCGATAATGAATATATGGAAATAAAAAATAGCTCATATTAATATAATAATTCATATGGGTTTATGTTATTTGTATAACAAATAACTAGCCTTGTTGATGAATATGAATATTTCTTCTTTAAGCTTTCTTCTTTAATACCAGTTTACGTTTTTTCTTTGTAACCGCTTTCTTTGTAGGAGATTTTTTTGCAGCAGCCTTCGGCATAGCAGCAGCAGCCTTCGGCATAGCAGCAGCAGCCTTCGGCATAGCAGCAGCAGCCTTCGGCATAGCAGCAGCAGCCTTCGGCATGTCATCAGCAAGTTTTTGTTCTACCCCACTAACAATTTCTTGTACGACATCATCTGCATCAGTTGCTTCTTTTTCTTCAGATTTGGTCATACCAAGTAAGTCATAAGCCACTTTTTCTGCATCTACATCACGTATTTTTTTATATACAAAATATCTATTTAAGAATGAAATCTTCTTTTCACCAGAAGTCATCTTTGGCGCCGCGCCATATTCATCACGACTCCCATATTTAAATCTAGATTTCGTTTTACGCTTCAACTCAGTATTCATCATATTAAATAACTCTGAAAACATTCCTGACCCAGAAGGTAGATTCATATGTTTTGCCTCTTCCACTGGGAGCAATGCAAACCCATAGTTTTCTAACAGCCTTGTTAAATATGTATAATTCACCAAATATTCCCGAAAGGTTTTATTAATAGATTCCTGATATACATCAATCGCAAACCCAACAGAACTGTCTTCGTCATCAAATGTGTCGCGGTCATATTGTTTTGTAATGCTCCATATTTTTTCACCATTTTGTATGATAGATACGCTCTCGCCTTGTGTTTTATCGCGTAATAGATTGAAGATCTCTTTCCCATCATAACTTGTTCCAATAAAATATCCACCTACTTTTGTGGTTTCGCTAACATTACGAAGGAAATTTTGCAATCCCTGTTGTCCTTCAAACATATAATGAATAGCAAATTGGATAGAGCATATGTTAAACCCCTCTTCGCCATAACCAAATAATTTAAATACACCATCTCCAAGTTCCATGCGGTCCTTGCCGCCTTGACCAAATACAGCTTTTGTAATTTGTTTTCCTTTATCACTGTATATTGCATCGCCATTGCGAATATTCGAAGACGAATTACCGTTGACGAAAAGAGCCGCAGGAACTTCGCTAAATTTCTTTTTATAATTAAGATATCTTGCGCAGGCTCCATTCAATCGGTTTTGAATATTATCGCGCGAAATATCAATTCCAAATACAAATTTGAGTTTTGCAGCGATCCATTTAGAGAAATCTCCGCCTTTACCAACTGCTAAATCAATCAATGTGTCGCCTGGTCTAGATGTATTTGTAATAAGTGCTTTTTTAACAAATAAATTATGAAAATCGCGTAGAGCGCGCGTTTGTGTATCATTTCCTACTGCATTATAATATATATCGTCGTTTGCCAATTCATCAGGTATATCGCTTCCTGATGTAATCATCGCAACAGTTATAGGGTTATGAATAGAATACCAATTACTGTCAGCAACATGATATGCATTTCCGTAGTTTTTTTCACCATTGCGAAACGCCGCGGTTTTATCATAGCGCACGCGAATAGGCACCCATTTCCAAAGCTTTTTATTGTCGAGTTCATATTTAAATTCTACAATAGTATTATCTTCAATCACTTGTCCATCTTCGGTTAACATGATTTTTTCACCGGATGAGGCATTTTGTAACATAATATTCGTTAATCCTGCATCATCATCAACTGGATTCGATGGGAAGAACTGCACAGGTCGATAGTTATTTATATTATCCTTGTCTTTTACATTTGGTAAATCACCATCTATTACATTTTGACATGGATTGATATAGCCATGTTTTTTCTCATCATATCCTACGCGGAGAATAAGTGTTTTATATTGAGAAAGTTGTGTTACAGCGCTTGTGTTTGTCCCTCCTTGAAATATATTACTAATCTCGTCATTACCATCTTTTGCTTTTTTCGTAGTGACTAGGAAATCAATCGTATTAAATTCTGGAGGTTTCCATTTAAACGAGTGTTCCCATGTGCGCTTTATTGGTTCAGTTGTTTTTCCAACTTCATTGCTACCTACGCCCATTGCTGATGGCGTAAAAATCAAACCATCTGTTTCATACTCGAATTGTTCGTCTGATACTTTTTGCATAATTAATGCACAACCTCCAAAAATAGATTGTGATTTAGAATCTTGGTAAAATGTTTTCGTCTCAAATCGAACGGGTGACTTATCTTTCATCGTTTTTTTCCCCACAGATGTAACCGATTTCGCCTCTAGATTATTTATGATTTGAGATAATAGGAGCAATCTGTATTGCGTTTGCACCTCTTTATCGTCACCTTTTTTTTGTTTGGCATCATCATCATCGGTCGGTGCAAACGCCAATTCGCGAACATCAATGCGATTGAGATAATATAAGTCGAATGCTGCATATAAATTAATAAAAGCCCCTTTTTTATTTACTTTAATATGTTCTCCATCAATAATTGTATTATGAATGAGTTTATTTGATGTGAATGCGCCGGTAAATTCAACAGTCATATTTGTGGTAATAAAATACATTTTACCATCACCTGCAATATATAATAATTTTCTATCTCCATCTGCTTTTTCTGTCACAGTATAATGTTTTCTAATATTAGGAATTTTTGAATTACTGTTTATAGGGACAATATTATTTATTTGCAACGTGTATTGAGATGGCCCGACAAAATTCCTTGGCAATATACGATTGCCATGCTGGCGTTTGTCGCCCCACAAAACTGTCATATATGCCTCCAATAGTTCTCGTTGTTCCAAATATGATATAGGGAAATTCGTTCCTTGAAGACCAGATAATACTAATTTTATTACCTTTCTCAACACGGCTCCTAAAATATCTGGATTATCGTACCCATCCTGTTTTATTTTTGTATGGTCAAGTTCAATTTCAATTTCGTATTGTTCTGGTGATTCAAGTAATCCGGAATCAACGAATTGATATTCCGGCACACTATGTTTGCCACTCCGCTTCGAACTTTTAACAATACTCATATCCACCTTTAAAGGATAATCGGGATGCCTGAATGTATTACGACACATATAACGAAACACTTTTTTAGTATCACTCCATTTGTCTATGATTGATTTAATTACTCCAGAATTTTCTGACAGCATACGCTCTTGCTGCATCGACACTCTGAAATTATATTTATCAACGTCCAGTGGATAAAACGTTTCTGCATCTTTTCTAAAATAATTTTTCTGTTCAAAACTTGCTAGTGTGTTTCCGGTCTCATCAACAATGTTATTATTTTTACAATATCTTGAAATATTCCCAATGCCACTAAGCTCTGTCCTTATATGGGACAGTTTCGTGACGCCTGTTTTAGGATCGACGAATTCATTAAATATGCGTAATTTATATTGCTCTGGTGAACTTGTAAACCCAGAAGACAACAAATACTGAATCACATTATCATAATCAATCTTAGTAATACGCTTTATATTTTTAGTGCCAAACTTTACTTCGAATTCAAGACTATTGTCTCGAGTTGTGGCGACTAAACGTGCATTATCTAAATAAATCTTTAACATATCATTTAGAGTTTGTGGTTTAGCCATATGTATATATAATTATCTGATAATATTTATATTCTTTGTCAATTTTGTATTTATAAAATTAAAGAATTTTTTCTGACACATCTTGATATAGTTGTTTTTTAAGTTTTTTCTTTCCATTATCGTCATATATATTTATATTTAAAATGTTCGCCATTTCGTGAAGAACAGGAAGAGTATATGACGCGATGGACAACATTGGCTTATTGTAATTTTTAATACGTATTCTTGATTGAGATATATTTGTAATATATGTATCTGTTGCCTCTAATTGTAGACCTATTAGAAGATTAGAACGGGTATGCGAGGTTGAAGTATTTATTGCTTGAGAATGTGATTTTGAATTAGAATGTGTTTTTGTAACTATAACACAATTTTTATATGCGGCGTCTTCGTTTGTATTTCCTAGTATATAATATATATTTCCTGATACATAGGTAATAGATACTTTATATAATATGCATAATGCATGAAGTCCCTTAATAGTTATTTTTGGTAAACTAACTAATTCCTTTTCAATATCTGCATATTTTAATTTGTGTTGCCGTAATAGCGCTTTCATATCCCTGAGTTTTTCTACAGATTGTATTTTATATTTTTTTTCAGTTTCAAATATATGTGTGGTATAATCATATTCTATTTTTCCATGTAAAAAAATATAGAAACTCCAAAATAATTTGTCATGTTGTTTTGGATAATATAAATCTTCTACTTGAGCATCACCAACATTGTTGGGAACAGTTTTTTTTTTTTTACACAATTGTTCCAGCGTATTTGATATTTTTTGTGGAGATTGGGAAATAAATACATTGTCATGCAGTCTAGAAATATTCTTTGTAGTAAACATATATTCATTTAGTGATTTGAATATATGTTCGTCTTTATAAACAGACATCATATTTAATGACTTGTGATATCTTTATCTTCTTTAAAATATGTGTTTTGCAATCGGATCTTCTCCTTTTCTTGATATTCCAATGATTTTTGTTGTTCTTCTACATATGTACAATAAGCTTCCATTTTTTCTATCATATCTGGTTTCTGATCTGTCAAATTAATAAACGTCCCGTTTTTATTTTCATTAACACATACGTCGTCGTCGGAAGACAAGATGCGTAAAATTTCGATTTGGTGATATTTTGACATTTTTTCTATAGTATTTTTCAGTTCGACAATTTTTACCATTATATTTATGCTGTATTTATCTTTAACTATAGTTGTGTTAACTATTTTTTAGAAATAATAAGTTTTGGTCGCTTTTTCATATCCAATGTATTCCCGCGTGGATCAATAAGTTCTCCAATAATGGATATATATGAATCATTTAATTCAAATCTTTGACCAATTACTCTTACAGTAATGAGGGAGTTTTCTTTAACTGTTGAGTAATGTCGAGATTTTATATGGTGATCCCGCGCCACAAAAACCATAATAGGACTCGGTGATTCTTGTGATACTGCGCGAATCCCTGCTTTTGTAATATTTTTGGCCTCGCATTGAATATGCATTCCTTCAACGGGACAACAAACGAGACATTCAAAAACTACTTCAAATAAAACATGCCCACTATTGATAAGTCCACTAGAATATGTCAATATTTTGATAGAATTTGGTTTAATCAGACCCTCTACACTACACTTCCCTTCTACATTCTCTGCAATATATTTTTCTAACGTTTGTATCAAATGTTCTCCGATATATTTAATATTTAAATGAACCGCCTTGGTGATCAATATTTTAGTATAGATACTAGTTTGGGAATTCGCACTGCGTTTTTTACGAGGGGGTGCAGAAGAGGACATGTATAGTATATTATATCTAGATATTTCTTTATTTTAATTCAATTTTACATAATCTAAGTAAATGTTATAATCTAAGTAAATGTTATAATCTAAGTAAATGTTTATCTAATTGCAAACAATACTTCAGTAGGCGTTAAAAACCATCTTTTAGTCTGTGTTACATTTATATTAAATAATCGTAAATAAAATTCTTGTAAAATACAAATTTGTATCTGATGTAATTTAGATGTGTCGAGAACCACATTTGATTTGGCTAATATTTTTTGTAGAACGCCATTTGCAATTTTTTTCCCTGATTGATCGCAGCGAGCCCCTTTATGGCGCGGCTGTAATACATCTTTTACCTTAAATGCATAATATTGATTTCTTATTAATGACATATATCCAACAAATTCCCCTAATTTTTCTTGGATCGGTATAACTGCCGTGATTACTTTTCCCAACTCGGCTTTTAAATCCTCTTCGTCTTCCTTCTCTCCAACTTGCCACACAGAGTCTTCTCCTTTATGTTTCACTAAAAGAGTAGGTCTTTTTTTATTATTATCATAAAGAAACAATCCTTGAATATTCCTTGCGTTAAGGATATTTTTTTTATAATACTCTTTTGCAAGACGTTTAAATAATAAAAGTAAGGGTGTTTGTTGCTCCATATTATTATCTAATTCCGTTAATACCTCGAGTGTTTCGTTATATAATAAGCTTTCTAAAATATGAGCAACTATAAACGTATATAATATTTCTTTTTCAACGCCAGCTTCGCTCATTAATGATATGACAGTACTTGAGAATATATACCAGTCTTTCTCTCCCCGCAAGACTTGTTGTTCGGTAATTCCCTTTTCAAAGTTCAATAACATATGTTCCCAAATATTGGTTTTTGATTTTCGTATAGATGCCTTGTGTTTTTTATCTCGCTTATCTTTGGATGCCCCCTTTACCGAAATCAGTGGTCGATCTTCGCGTTCATCTTCGCGTTCATCTGGTTCTATAATTTTAAACTGAATATTACTAGGTTTATATGCCACTGGAGTGGCACGATGATAACTAGATATGGAAGGATTCGTTATTTCTAGTGGTTGATAAAGATACAAGTCCCCAACATTAATTAAATTTCCTACGCGGCCATATTTATCGGTGAGATATTCATAGTTATCGTGAATAAGTTGATTTAATGCTGCATTAATTTGCACTAATGGGTATATATGAATGACATTTATTTGTTTTACTAAATCAGTTTTTGTATAAAAAAACCGCTCCTTAAATAACATACGAATTCTTCGCACTATTTTTTCGGTATTCATCATGATAAATTCTTCGCTATATGTATCTAGTATTACATCCTCTTTCACAATGTTTTTATTCGGCTTACATGTATATTGACACGACTCCATATAATCACATATAGAAGAATATGGTTTATCGCCAACTTGATATGCTATTGTTGTTCCACTAGCCAATTCTTGTTTTACAGTTTGTTTAAGGATCTCTGGCGTGAATTCAACTTGTTTTATATTCAATAAGCAATCGATAGCGCTTTGTTTTAATACTCGACTCACTTCTCCAATTCGTATGGCTTTTTGTTCAGCTAAACGATAAACATACATATCTGCCGCTTCTTCCCTCTCGGTTTCTAATATAGTTCCATGAAGATATAATTCAACATTTCGTTTTATAAATGGGAGTGCTTTATGACTACAAGTGCGGACTGCTCGCCCAATAATTTGTTCAATTCTGTTCATGTTATACCATGGGTCTAATATATGTACTTGGCGTATAAATTTTAAATCGAGTCCCTCTGATCCTGCTTGAGAGATTAATACTACTCGAACATTCTCTCCATTTAAATTATTATCAGAAGTAAGCAGCTTAATTTCATCCATATTATTTGGAGATAGAGATTTATCCCCGGAGATTATGGCATATTTTGAGGGGGAAAATTTCTTGACCGATTCTCTATGTTTATTTGACAGAGCATCAATTTCATCCATAGGGGGGTGTTTAAATAGCGAATTTCTTTTTCCCGCACGTCGAAATCCCATTTCTTCTAAAGCAAGAGCAATAGGAACTAATCCACCATCAATATATTGTGAATATACTAAAGCTATTCCGGTTGAATTTAAAATGCGTGCGCATATTTCCGCAATTTTTCCACTATATTTTCCTATTTCAGAAGGAGAGAATATCCTTCCATAAGAATCCGATTTATATTCAACATTCCTCCGCGTAGCAGGTGTGCCAGATATGCTATATTTAATTATCCTGTCTAAACCCGATTTCCCAACTATTGATTTTACATCAACTAGTGCTTGTTCGGGTTGTGTAACGGGGCTTTCATCAAGTGATTTGGCATCAAAGGCAGCATCGAGTTCTTTTGAAGGATAAATAATATTTAGTGCCTCCAGTGGTTTTTGTAGAAGCGTATACCCAAGCGCATCCATGCGTTCAAATGTCGGACCGCCTTTATCCGCCGGCGCCTTTTGCGTATTTCTCAATAATTCTTGAATAATATGATGATAACCTTTTTGTTGATATGTTCCTATTTTATTTAAATAAACAGATATTCTCTCTATGTTTTGAATGATAGGCTTCATATGTAGTTGAACTTCCGGGTAAGGTAAAGATGCATAAGTATGTTCACGAGCGAATTCATTCGGCCAAATCCGATAGGGAAATGTATACGGATTTTCTCCGCGAACAAACGACACATATCCTGTTACTCTCCTTTCTAATAATTCTTTTCCTATCTCTTCGCCTGCAGGAGATAATCGGAACGTGCCATCAGCATTAAAAACTTCTTTTAATGTCATTGTGTTCCGCCTATCATTTTTATTCATAATATTAATAAGCCAAACAATTTCTTTATAGCTATTGAACATAGGCGTTGCAGATAAAAATAATAAACGCATATAAGGCACTGCATCTACTAATTTTTCTAGGGCACTTGCTACCCGCTTATTTTTATTTTCATCGCTCACGCGAATATTATGTATCTCATCAATAATAATTAGACGATTCGCGAAATGTCGCTGTAGACGAGTGTTCATCATTTTTCGTTTTTTATCTTCTCCTACTTCACTTTCTACTAAAGATTTCTTTTGAATATAATTTGCAAATTCAATATAACCTAAAAATAAATAGGATGAATTGATAATTGCGCGAACACGCCTTAATACTTTGTCGCGACTGAGCCCTTTCATATTCATTGGATTAATTTCTTTTAAATACTTATTTCCGGTGCATGCGCGGATATTCCATAATCCGTCAATAAGTTTTAATTTTCTATCATCAAATAATTGCAACTTAAAATTATCCTGAACATTAGGAGAGGCAACAACGATAATACGTTGATTCAAGTCCATTTGTTTTAAATAATCGCGCATATCTTCGCTGATACCAATTGCAGAGCAGGTTTTTCCTGAACCAAGACCATGGTATAATAATAGACTATTATATGGGGTTTGAAAGGAGAGAAAGTTTCTGACAAACATTTGGTGTGGTGCCAGTTCAAAATCCGCATTACACAGCTTATTTGCATGTTCCTCAATAGGATATACGCCTCCTTCATATTGCGTTTCATGAAACTCTTTGCGTTCTGCAATCTTAATATTAAAATTTGGATCGTCTAAAGTAGGATATAAGTAATCGAAAGACGAGTGTTCTGCAGTGGGAGGAGATTTTATAGGTGATGGTGTTTTTTTTTGCCGCAATCGTATTTTTTTTTTTCGTTTTACTGGCGGCATATGTATAGTATTGTATATATATATATCTTAATAATATATATATATTAATAATAAATATCTTAATATTAAATATCTTAATATTAAATATCTTAATATTAAATATCTTATTAATAATATTAAATATCTTATTAATAATAATAAATATCTTAAGAATAAATATCATACGTATCTAGTATATGTTTTGCGTGTTTAACAATATTGATTTTTTCTATATTATATGTTCGAATACATTTTAAAACATCCTCATGTTTTTTCCATTCTATTTTACTTACTTCTGATTTTTGAAATGTTTTTTTTGGAGGCGTATCGTTGTTTATAAAACCAATAAAATAGCAGTGTTTATATGATTTATAATTCGAACCAGTAAATATCTCTTCTAGTGGAGCTAAATTTTGAATAAGTGAAACAGATTTTCTATCATATCCGGTTTCTTCTTCAAATTCGCGCAAAGCACAAATAATATCACTTTCTTTATAATTTCTGCGTCCTTTTGGGAATCCCCATTCTTGCTCCATCCATTTTGTTTTGGAATCAAAAATGAATGTTCGCAAGCTATATAACCGTTTATTTACAATAATGCCTTTTTTAAGTATATTAAATTTTATTCGAGACTCTTTTTCTTCCATTCTATACTGAATACTTGGATTACCTTCCCATAATGCATACCATAAAGTATCAAAAGATTGCAACATAATTCTCTGACGTTCATCTAATGTCATCACATCCAGAATATTCTGTATATATGTCGGATTATTAATATTATATCTTCCGCGAAGAAAATCGACATAACCCAATGAATCTTTCCGCCGAATCATTAAATATTCGTATTCTTTTTTATTTTGGCGTATGGCGATAATGCCTAAACTGGTAATTGGAGATTTACAATGTGGAAAAATATGCCCTCTTTTTCCGCAATTATTACAAAAATTTGTTGTTTTATGCATATATAGTTAATAGTATTGTATTATGTTATTTATACCATCTTTTTTTATAATTTAATATAATGGCATTGGATCCTACAGTATGGGGACCACATTATTGGTTCGTTCTACACACAATTGCATTAAGTTATCCACTAACGCCTAATACTACAACAAAAAAAAAATATTATGATTTTATTCAAAATATTCCTTTATTTCTTCCAGTTCCGGAAATAGGAAATTCTTTTAGCACTTTTTTAGATAAATATCCAGTAACTCCTTATTTAGACTCACGCGAATCCTTTACCAAATGGATGCATTTTATTCATAATAAAATAAATATAGCTCTAGGATACCCGGAAGTAACTATGGATGAAGCGATGTCCGCATACTACGAACACTATAAACCAAAAGAAGTGGTTTCCAATGAATATAGAATACGTAGAGAGAAAGTTGCATTCGGCTGTTTTATTGTCGCACTATTAATATGTTCTGGGTTTTTGTACGCAAAATAATAGAATAATAGAATGCGAATTTTAATATCAATATAAAATATATGCGGACGCGTAAAAATATAAAAACAATATATTTACGTCCTTCCAAAAAGTCATTTACACGTCGTGGTAGAATAAGTGTATTACGAACCAAACCTAAAACCAAAACCAAAACCAAAACCAAAACCAAAACCAAAACCAAAACCAAAACCAAAACCAAAACTGGCCAGACAATGCGGTCTTTCGCTGGACAAGCATTTGCAGAAGGCGGGTTTGGTTGTGTATTTCGTCCACAATTATCATGTAGCAATAATAATCATTTATCAGAAAAAGGGGAAAATAAAAATGGCGTTTCTAAACTAATGAAGAAAAAACATCAGCAAAATGAATTGAAAGAATTGGCTGAAGTTTATTCTATAGTTAAAAAAATAAAAAATTACGAGGACTATTTTTTAGTAAATAAAATACACGGTTGCACGCCGAAAGCTTTAACCGCAGAAGATAAAGTAGATTTTAATATAAAATGTAAAAATCTTGTGAAAAAAGGAATACGTAAAGATAATATAAATAAAAAACTAGATAGCTTAGGTATTATTAATCTACCATATGGTGGTATATCCATAGATAACTATTTTTCGAATTGGAAACTCTTAAGTAAGTCTTCCGCCAAGAAGAAAAGTTTCATCGCAACAAATAAATCATTGCTGACACTTTTAACCAATGGGATTCAATTATTACAAAAAAATAAATACTTGCATATGGATATAAAAGGGGCAAATATTTTACGCGGAGAAGACAATATATCAGCGTATCATAATGTAAAAACTCGATTGATTGATTGGGGTCTATCCATAAATTATGCTTCAAGCGTTCCCGGCGGTAAAGCGCCGAGTGACATATATAACGGACCTATTCAATACAACACGCCATTTTCTACAATATTATTTCAAAAAGATATGAATGCACATATTCAAAACTTTCTTTCACACCACTCTATTCGTGACAAACATTGGAATTCTGTTGGGAGACATCAATTAATGAGGGCGTTAGCTTATTCTGTGTATAATATCAGTTTAGAAGTAGTTGGACCTGGTCATAATAACTTTATTTTATCTATGTTAGAAGAGATGTATACACCATATCTAGGAGATATGACACAGGACACAAAAGAACTATTTAGCGTGGATATCATTATAGAATATTTAGCAACTATTTTAAATAAGTATATTGATAATAATAATCGCTTTCATGAAGGAAAATATTTCCATGAAGTATATTCGAAAAATGTAGACACGTGGGGATTTATTATGGCATATTTAGATATAATCGATTTTAACAACCAATATTTACAGAGGAGCAATTTAAGTATTGCCGTGACAAAAATTATAAGCGAATATTGTTTTTCTACCACATATGCGACAATGCCAATACCTATAAATAAATTAGTTGCCGATATAAACAAATTAAATCATTTGGTATAATTAATACATATCGTCTGCACATAAGTATAATCACATAATTATAATCACATAATTATATAAGTAATTATGCGTTTTGGGATACTCATAACAGTAATAACCATTTTTTTTGTTGCAAATACGTATCATGATGGTAAATATGTTCATAAACTAAAATCATGGAAAAAATATTATCAAATGGCGGGAATAGCATTTGTGGGAATTTCCGCATATGCTTTTATCAAAAAACATCCTGCACAATCAAGTACATTATTATCACATGCAAATGGTATTATTAAATATATGCCAATCGATAAAGAGGCTGGCGATTTTCTTACACCAATTCTTAGTAGTGTAGGCGCTGGAGGTGCATGGAATCCAAATACGGGAATGTTTCAACAAAATATGCAGCAAGGTAATATGCAACAAGGCGGAAATAATTTAACTGGACAACAGAGACGCATGTTGCGGTCAGGAAATGGTAATACAAAAAGAAGCGTGAGTGAAACTAAAAAGAAATTTGTTGCGGCCGAACAGGGTTGGAAATGCGGAGAATGTAAACAACAGCTACCTGCGTGGTTTGAAGTCGATCACAAAATAAGATTAGACTCTGGTGGGTCAAACCATATAGATAATTTGGTTGCATTGTGCCGTGATTGTCATGGGAAAAAAACTGCTCTAGAAAATCTTTAGCCAATAACTTATCTATATATATATTAATATGATAGAAAAACCTCCAGCAATAACAATATTTATAGTATTATCAATATTTTTTGTGTGTGGTATAGCGCTGCAATGTAAGTTTGCTCCTGCCCCCGGGAGCAGGTCATTTTTTGGTTTGATAAAAGATCTCGGAAAGCTATTTTGTATTATTGCTGTGATTTGGTTGTGTATTATTTATATTGCATGGTTAGTTAGAAATTATTCTTCGGTAACTTTTGTAATTACATGGGTTATAAATTTATTAATCATTGCTGGAGTAATTGGAGGCGTTTTGTTATTAGTTAAGAAAGACAAAGAAATAAATGAATTAAATAGGATTAATACTTCTCAAAATCAGCAACAGTCTGTTATCTCGCTCATAAAAAAATTATTATTTTATTTACCCTGTTTATTCATAGATTCTGCAAAATATATTAAGGAACAATACAATATCACAACGCGGCCTGTGTGGATTGTACTTTTATTAGAAATCGTATTAGTTGGCTCTACTTTTGTTTTACCATATATATTTCATCAACTCACAACAAGTAATGGTTCGCAAATATTACGTGACCCTATTTATTTAAATAAAAAACAAACCTTAGGGACATTTGATAATCTAACTTCCAAGGCTGATGGGAAATATGTCTATAATTATAATTATGCAATATCTGCATGGATATATTTAAATTCGGAGCCACCAAATACAAGTGAATCATATAGTCGTTACGCAACATTATTAGATTATGCTGGAAAACCAGTCATTGAATACAATGGTTCATTAAATACAATTAGAATACGTACAGAAACGAAAAACCACGAATATATAATTGTATATTCTACAAAAGATATTGCTTATCAGAAATGGATGAATATTGTCATTAATTATGATGGGGGAAATATTGACGTATTCTTAAATGGCAAATTAGTTGGCACACAACCAAATATAGCACCGTATATGTCATATGATAATGTAAATTCAGGTGAAAAGAAAGGCATTTATGGAAGAATATGTAATGTTATGTATTATAATAATACATTGTCAAGGAGCGATATTAAAATGACATATAATTTATTAAAACATTTAGACACGCCTGTAACATAAATACTTTTTATTAAAACATTTAGACGCCCCTGTAACATAAATACTTTTAGTAAAAAAAAATATACATGTATAATATATTATGAGCCTTGTAAAAACAATAGTAGGAATAATAATCTTGGCAATTATTTTACATTTAATATTTTCATGGTTTTTTTCAAATGGAACAACAATTACTGGTATGGAGCCTGCAACTAAAGCGTCTGTTATTGCTGCCAGTAAGCTTCCTGATAACAATACTAGTAATTTTACATATTCTACGTGGTTTTATGTAAATGATTGGAATTATGAATTTGGCAAACCTAAAATACTTTTAGAAAGGAAAAATAGCGCCACTGCAACAACATTTAAAATATCTTTAGGAGCTACCGAAAATAATATAGATATTGATGTCCTTTGTTATAGCAGCAGCGGAAGTGCTGCTGCTGCTGCTGCTGCTGCCGCCGCCTCCACTGCTGCCACCGCCG